TTATGAAACATCAAAAGATCAAGTTCGCGCTCAATTAGTGGCCCAAGTGCTTCAGATTGTTGGCGACCCATTGTCGGAGTCAACAACATTCCTTTTTCTTGCGCACGAATCAGAGCTTCAGTGGCGGTCATGCGTGGGGTTTCGACTAGGATCTGGAATAGAGTTACCAGAAACGCATCATCGATAGCCTGTCTGCGCTGTTCCATCTTCGCTTCGTTAATGTCCACACGGGAACCAGTGTTGAACGGCTGGATCAGTGGACGCCCATCACGGCTTACACCACCTACGTTCAGACCACCAGGACGCATGTTCACCGACATGGCTCCACCACCAAGAATCCCGTCATCGTGCAACAAAATCGGTGGATCGATCAGTTTATGCGCGGCTCGAATGTCCGTTTTAGCCATTTCGTTCAGCATCTTGATATCAGGCAGTGCTGACATAGCTGGCGAACGACCATAAATTTCATCCGGTGCTGTTACGTAACGACTAACTGAGAACGGGAAGCTGTTATATCCACCTTCAGGCGCTACCATGACCTTTTCTTTGACTGCAATGTAGTACGACGCAAAGGGCATATTCTTCGCGTCTGCTTTACTGCTGTCATAATTCACACGTGGGGCAACGTAATGAATAAAAGCGAATTCTTCTTTCTCTTTGTTCGGATCTTCTAGTGCTTTCTGAATAGATTCTGGAAGATTCTCGTACCCGAATCGCTGCATAGCTTGACGTGCGGTGTACCGAAATTCACGGTAAACCGTATCAATCACGCCCTGATGGTTCTCACAGAAGTAAGTATCCTTCAGGTTAAGACAACGGTATCGCAGACCCGAACCAGGCTGAAAATCGATAAACAAGCTGCCCGTACCAAACGCACCCACTGAAGTCCAACGCTCATAGTTCTGACCGGCAAAGTTAGCCTTTGGAGCGTATCGCATCGAATAAAGAATGTTGTTTACCTGGTAGAACCAGTCCTGAACAGCAAAATCACGGTTAAGCGATTCATCGGTAGTCTTTAAGTTATGCCATTTCTGCTGACGCGGAGTAAGCATTGAGTCCATAACTGCAGCAAAACGATCCAATGCCATAATAGGCTTAGAGTCGAACACCTTTTCGGTTTTCTTTTCACCGTCAGTACGATTACCTGTAAACCCACGCTGACGCGGAAGCACACGCTCGGCTATCTCTTCCCAGTGATACTCCCAGTTACTGCGAGCACCTTTGATGGAATCAAACCGTTTAACGATTTCATCTACATCAGCCATAGACATGATCATTTCCTCTTCTTGGAAAATTCTTTCGCCACTTTCTTAGGTGGACATTTCCCTTTAACCGTTTCGGGCGAATGTAGACACATTGCCATGAACTTTTGCTGCTTATCGCTTTTTGCTGGCATTATTCAACCCATCCCACTAGACCCGCAGTTACAATCGCACCTTTATCGGTACTCACTGTAAATCCGACAAGATGACCGGCACCAATAGGTAGCGGCATATCCAAAGATAATCCAGTTGATGAATCCTGCAGTGCGATCCCTGCCTGCGGATAGACGAAGCCTGTCTCTTGTTGATCTAGTCCGTCAATCTGACTTGTCACCAATTGAACAATGACACTCGCCGCTGCCGTACCACTACTCGACCCGGCATACATTGAATGGACATACATCGTTTTATTACGCGGTACTCTGCGGAATGACGATAAACAAGTACGCTCGCCTGCATTGATTTGACTGTAGGTGTTACCACCACTCGTCAATGTGATCGTACCTGCCGCTTTACCACCCGTACCACTGGTTGCCATGTGTATACATTGCACCCAACGAATGTCTGTCGCCAGGGTGTTTACAGGGGTTGTGCCATTCAGTGTGATTATTTCAAACGAGAGATCAAGATCCCCATTCAAATACTCCATCACAACCGTTCGTATGCCTGTACCTGCAGCACTATCACTGGCGCTGGTACTGACAATACTCATCTGGATGCTTTGAGGAACATGAATCACAGTACCATCATGTGATTGAATACTGACATTCGAAGCAGCAGCAGTTATGGTGACTCTCCCGTAGCTCGAAGTGGGATATGCCCCAATGACATTCCCCCTTGAGACTTCATGTTCAAAGGAGCCTGTTTTGAGATACTGCTGTTTCCACTTCGAATCTACGGGATTCATGAGCTAAGTAAACTCGTTCCTGTTTTCTGACTCAAGGCACCGGCTGCTCCACCTACAGGAATGTTACTTTTACGTACCGCCTGTACAGCAGGACTAAACTTAGCAACTTGCGCTGCCGGTGTTTTATCAACCCACTTATCAGCATTCTTCAGTGCGAATAATCCAGCCATTTTATTGCCCCAGTAATTTCTTGGTCCCTGTAGTAACCGATGAGTCACCGCTTGAGAGCATTGTAGCTGCACGACCAGACGCTGCACGTTCACGGCGACGAGCTGCATCTGCAGCACCCGCCGCAGCAGCGGCACTTGCGGTATCTGCTTGTGGAGGTGGAGTAGGTGGAGCAGGAGCTTTAGGTGCCAAACCCAGACTCTTCATAATACCTGACATAGCACATTCCTCTTATAAACTGTATATATCATAGTCCATTTTAGCCGTTTGCCCTATCAGACGATTCCGTCTACGGAGCAAATGACTATCGGATCGGGCTACAGGTTCAGCAAATGTCAGTGCAAGTGCGTCCGCATCGTCCGGAGAGTCCAATCCTCGCTTCTTCATCGAGTCTTTTGTCTCCAGCTTAATCTGCCCTTTAACATGGATACTGTACTCGGGACCGGTTAAATCGTCAATTAAGCCTTGACTGTCACGGATACACCCGTACACCAGCCAATCTCGAAGCAGTCCCCACATCTCTGCGCGTCTGTTCAGGTATTTCTCCGGATCGTTCGCCCGTTCACCCGATTGAACCTCGATTACCCGGTAGCCAAGCTGTTTCAGACGGTCCACGACACCACCGCCAACACCGCCACCATCGACGAATACCGCGTCAGGATTGTACTTGTCGATCTGATCGGCCACGTTCGCTGCCAGCTCCATTGTGTTCACTTTCCGATAGCGTGTCGGCTCGATTGTCCTCGCGTCCCGCCCTCTACGAAAATAGATCACCGATTCATCGTCTCCGAACCGAGCAACGTCCACGCCCATGATCAGTGGCGCACCGTTATCTTCTTCAACCTCACGGGTCGCCGCATCCTGGACCACTTCACGCCCGATAAACTGGTTCGATCCGGTACGCGGAAACTCACCTTTCACCTCGACACGGGTTACATCGTGGTCCTCGCCGTACTGATCTGCGATACGTTGGTATACAGACGCATCGACACCTTCTACTGTCCGCGAATCAATGTACCGCGTATCCCAGAATCCACGGTTTTTATGGAAACACTCAAAAAACCGACCCGTGTTCCGTCGAGGGTTCGAGATCGCCACCCACAGTCGAAGCTCTGCCAGGTCCGTAAAGAAGCCCTCCGTTACCTGCCAGATCGGGTCCGGTATACCCGAGGCTTCATCAAACTGCACCATCATCCCGATCTGCGAGTGGGCACCCGCAAACGCATCTGGGTTCTCCTCAGACCATGACTGCGCATCGGTATAGTAGTACTGGGTGTCCATCTTTAGCTGAGCCTGGAGTAGCTCCGCGAACCACTTCGCCGGACGAAGGGACATGCTGGACTTCTCGAACCAGTGACGATTGATACTCATCGTGTGCCACTTACCCAACTCGGCCATTGTACGAGAACGTAACTGCGTCTCCGTGTTCGCCGTGACGATGTTGGTCCCACCCATCCAGCAAGACATGAACCACATATCGAGCATCCCCAAGAACGCTGATTTCCCCGGTCCACGCCCCGATGATATGGCGAGATAAATTACATCAGTCGGTAGCCCTATCGCTGCTTTCTGCCGATTGATCAACATCTTCTCTTTGATCTTACGAAACTCTTGGATCTGCCAGCTACGCGGTCCAGGGAACCGAGCGAGTGGTGTGCCCTTCACGCCCCACGGGAACGCATATCGAACATACCCTTCAGGATCATACTTGAAGCGCAGGATCGCCGTGATTAGCTCCTGCTCTTTATTACTCGCCTCTTTCATACTCACCCTCGATCAGAACCCCACTAGCAATCCGCTGCTCTGCCTGCTCCATCGCCGCGCTAATGTCCACGGTAACACTCTGCTCCACCTGTTTAATGTCGCCATACCGTTTCCGGTTCCACGCACCCATCACAAACTTCCGAGCATTAATACGAAGGGTAGATCGCGCTACATCCTCCATGCTGTCCTGTGCATCGGCAATTTCAATGATCTCACTGGCGAGCATTTCAGTGCCTAGCTCTTGGGCTTCCTGATACCGAGACTTACGCATTTCGTCCGAGTGTATCCACCGAAGCAGGTGTTCGTACTCTACACGGCGCACATCGTCATTCAGAATCTGTTTGAGCGGGCGACCATTAGAGATCTCGACGAGGATGGACTCAAACATATTCTCATAGGTCATGTGAAGCAGTTCGAGTGCAGGCTTAGGTTTAGATTCAGAGATCGATTTGCTAGTGTTGGGCTTATCGGCTTCTTGTGAGGGTGCCGGGACCAACCAAGCAGGGATATCAGTCATAGTGTGTTCCTCGATTGTTAATACGATTGTATTACACGGTTGTATGTGAATCCAATTTTCAAAATTTTTATATTTTTATCACGAGTCTCAATGGGATCTGAGTTTCAAAATTATCACGTGGTGCTCGGGTGACCACCCTGACTCAATCACCTTGGACCTGCTGGGGCCCTGCCCCCCTCCATCTCGGAACCGATGACCGGCGGAATCCCCAGTAAAATCAACCACTTAGGCCAGGGTTTACCTGCTACCGACGCCACCCGGCAGGCCCATGGGACCGGCGCCGATGCCACCCGATGCCACCCGATGCCACCCGATGCCACCCGATGCCACCCGATGCCACCCGGCCCAGGGTGAACCCAATCAACCTGCTGCACCCGATGCTACCCGATGCCACCCGGCCCAGGGTGAACCCGATCAACCTGCAGCACCCGATCAACCTGCAGCACCCGATGCCACCCGATGCCACCCGGCCCAGGGTGAACCCAATCAACCTGCTGCACCCGATGCCACCCGGCAGATGACCAACCTACTGCACCCGGTGCCAGGGTGCCGGATTAACCCTTTCTATATATGCACCTACTGCACCCGGTGCCAGGGTGCCATTGATACCAATTGCGCCAACGGGATGCAGTAAATAGTCAAAATCCCAATGAGAACAGTTCCACTGGGCCCAGTCACACCTTGCCACGCTGAAAACACGGGTTAACAACGGGATGCAGTAACAACGGGATGCAGTAACAACGGGATGCAGTAACAACGGGACAAATTGCCAACGGGAATGGATCTCAACGGGATTTGTAAAACACTTGTGTCACGGGTGACTTACAAAACGGCAGACTGGGTCTCCGCAGGCGAACCCTTTTTATTTTAACTTTTTGTATAATGCGAAAAAACAGGTATCCTTCCCCCAGTTCAAGTCACACCTTGCCACCCTGCAACACAGAACCAAAAAACACCCTTTTTAAACTTGCATCCCAATGGAACTCTGATACACTGGGAAACGTAAAGTAATTAAACAGAGGTAACACAAATGAATCTTACAGCAAACGAAATCGCAAACCTGAACCCTGAAACAATGACAAGCGACGAAATCTCAACGCATTGGGATTACTGCTATTCGCACAAAAACCGATGGGAACGTCGCGGCGAATTCGCGCGCTACGATGCTGCAAAGAGTTTTATGCGCAAGTGTCGCGAAGTACTGATCTACAGCAAATATTAAGAGGGTTCGAACAATGGCACATTTCATCGCACAAACAATCGAAACTAAATACCCGCTATCCGATGGCATGGGCAACCCGTATACCCTGATATACGTCGGCCCCAATGATTTCAACGGCACCGATCAACCCTTTGCTATTTGCTGGAATGATGAACCGCAGGACTATTTCAGCGCGGACGACATTAACTCGATCTTATCTGAAGGCACCCTCAGAACTACACCTGCAGGTAACAAGCGCCTCGTAATTAACTGGTAACAACAACCCGGCGCCGCTCAACCCTAAATCGGCGCCGCTCAACCCTGTAAAGTAAAGTAAGGTAATCAAAATGAAACTATCTATCGCAACCGACACTCTGAAAGCATCCGTTCACTGCGCTGCAGTAAAAGACGTTCGCTACTACCTAAACGGTGTTCTATTCGACACAACGGCAGGCACTAGCACACTGCGCGTTGTATCAACAGACGGCACCGTTCTCTCGCTATTCACCCAGGCGCTACCCGATCACCCAGACCCAATCGAAATCATCGTACCGACCGAAATCATTAAACAGGCCTGCACCCTGCACAAAAAATCGCCGATGATTGAATTCACTATGGATAACGACCGGTACACTTTGGGCGGTATCGAATTCACCCCAATCGATGGCAAATATCCGCAATACGCCAGGGTCATACCTGGGCGCGATGTAATCACGCAGGACAACAACGGCACCCAGTACAACCCTGATCTACTGGTACGCGCTAAAAAGGCCTTAGACAGCTTTTACGGCGCCGGTAAAAAGGGTTTTAACTATCGCCTAGACCACAACGCTGCAGGCGGGCCGGGAGTCATGCACAAGGGCGAACCCACTGCGCTGGTATGCGTAATGCCTTGCCGCGCTGAAGACTATTCATATTCTGGCTATTAATCGAGAGGGTTAAAAAATGAATCACTACACACCATTCGAGACTAAATCGAGTTATCCGCTAAACAATGCTCAAAGCAACCTAGCAGGCCGGACACACTACGTGGACACCGATACACTTAAGTTTTTCAATGCTCGGATTTTAAGCACCGGGACAACTGATAGCGGCCTGCTATTCTGGCTAATCGAGAGCTTTGCGACCCCTGAGGGCCGCAAATTTCGCGGCGTTATATTCGATATATTCGGTAACACGCACGCCCGCCGTTCTATAGACGACACCTATAAAACAGCAAAGCAGGCCAAAAAAGCGCTATGGGCTGACCTTAATGAACTAGATGCGGTGGAAATTACGCGCGCCTCTATGGAATCAGAAAAACGGTGGTTTAAATCCGCAATGGATCGAATTGAAAAAGATTTAAGAGGGTTGGAACAATGATAAAAGTTAACCAACGAATCAGAACTCAATACGGCACCGGAACAATAGTAGGTTTCGAGTGTTTCGATAAAGACGGTAACGAGGTTATGGGTACGGTTGATAACGGTGAGGGTCGTATCTTAGTTGAACTTGATCCGGACCATACCTGGCTATTCAAAGGGGGTTTATACGCGGCTTTTAGATACGACTTAGAAAACGGAAAATGCGAGGTATTAGACCAATGATCATTCAATCAAACGGCCGTTTCGGAGTATATCTGCACGCGGCCAATAACTATAAAGGGTTTGAAGATTACTTGGTTGTATACGGCTTGCAAGTAGAAAGGTTCGAGTCCATTAGGCAAGCGTTGGACCATTTTAGTGAATGCGTTGAGCACGCTTTAATTGCTGCGGATTATCAGGGGTAAATTATGAAAGTTTTCGAGACTATCTATGAAAGCTGGAACGATTGCAGCGAACAATCGTTAATCGATCGCTGTAATGGGTTGGACTGGACCGAGATACCCGTAACCGAGCAAGAACCGATCAAGTATAGCCACTATGTTTTGAGCTCCAACGGTATCGGCGTTTATTACTGCTACGGCGCGGATCATTACTGGTTCACGGATGAAAGCGGGGAGGGTTAAACCATGCTTAAAAACTCAACGGATCCCGAATTAATCCGCGCTGCAGATCTATCGACTAACCCAATGGCGAAAGAGCTTGCTAATCGGCTAGATACCCGGAACAAATCAATAAAACGGATTAAACAACTAATTAAACACTTGGAGGCCGCAACCAATGGACAAGAGTAACCAACCTACCCGCCTGCTAGAATTTCGCCAGGCGTACAGCCTGCGCCCGGTGGATATGCAAAAATTGCTAGGCGTCCCCGGTGGCACCTATAGAAATTGGGAAAAGGGCAGGCGGGATATGCCAGGCCCGGCAGAAAGAATTATCGATTATTATAAATTCCTTTCCTTTGCTGCACCCGATTTGGCTAAGCAACTAATCGACCTATAACCTGCACCCTGCACCACTCGAACCCGGCACCCTTGCCGGGTTTCTTTTTGCCTGCTATTCGCTGCAGCACCATCGGCACCCGATTAACCTGCAGCACCCGGCCCAGGGTGAACCCGATCAACCCGATTAACCTGCAGCACCATCGGCACCCGGCCCAGGGTGAACCCGATTAACCCGATTAACCTGCAGCACCATCGGCACCCGGCCCAGGGTGAACCCGATTAACCCGATTAACCTGCAGCACCATCGGCACCCGGTCAAAAATTCCCTGTATACTCAAAACACCCCCACCCAGTAGGTAGGCACAGGGTGACACTAGAACGCGCCACTACGCGCCTATTTGACCGGTTCACGTGTAAATCTAAACACCATCGGCGCCCACGTTCCCCAGGGTGAACCGGCGCACCATCGGCAGCGCACCCCCTATAGGGCGTCTCAGAGAATGAGTTGATAATTGAATTCGGCGCTATAGGAAAATAAACCTCCCTAAAGGGAATTCAGAATTTTGTTTTGAATTTCGGAAAATTTGATGGAGATTTGAAAAGTGATACCCCCACCCTTGAATATTCGGGTGAGGGTTAGAGAGTTAAATCTGATCGTACCCGTGGACACGAGGCTTTTCTTTCGTAGACAAACGATAAATGTGATCCAACTGGCGCTGTTTAGCCGCGATCACTTCGGCTCGGTAATCCTTAAACAGATCCTTGAGCGCGGGATTAATGTACCACTGCGCCCGATGTTTATATTCATCTTCACCATCGTCAATCCTGGCCACCCACTGTACGTTCTCCAGATGACTCATAGCACCGTAGATCATTTCGTACTGTATCCACTGAGGCTTGCCCTTAAACTGCACCTGCCTGCGCGCTGCACGTTTGATATCCGACAGTGTTAAGAGTTCTTTGTCGCTGTGTTGGATCAGGTAATTACTCAACCAAGTATCGAATGTTTCAGTTCCTATGACTTCACCTAACGCATAGCGGAACGAGGGGATAATGTACGATTTGGCGAACATCACCACGTTTTCCATTGTTTTGCGACTTACCTGCGGAGAAAAAGGTGACTCGATCAGATGGAACAGAAGTGCAATGCGCCCCACTGTACCTTCGATCTTACCGAACGCGGTCATAAACAGATCAGAGCTACCGATTAACTTTTCATCGCGCTTCGCTCGCTCGTACCACTGCTGGAAATTGCGATACTCCTGATAGGCTTCAGGGGACAGCGTATAAGTCTGCTTAGGGATTGCGTAGGCAATTCGAAGTGTTTGCTCCCAGGCTTCGCGTTTGGTCAAATAATCCGGCACCGGGTTCCCGAGTTTCGTTTTACTAGATCGCAGTATCACCGGAATAAATCGCTGCAGTAGACCATCGGTTCCAAGTGCTTCAACAGAATCGCGGAAAATAGCCGGTTGAATGTTCCCATAAATCGAGACAGCGAAGTTATCACAATAGATCGAACCGGCACCTACACGATCCATTTCGTATGGCTGACCTTCATAACCCACGACCCACGTAGAGCGATCATCACCACCCATCTTATCGGTTAGCTTGCGCACCCATGAATTCATTTCGTCAAGGTAACACAGCAGTCCCCGTGGACGATCGGCCGCATGACGCACGAGTTTCTGCGAAGTGATATCCGACACCGTGATTTTCACCGGTACAGGTTGCAGCTCCATCTCAGGAACTTCCGGAGCTTGATCGCCCGATAACATAGCCTCAGTTGAAGAGGAGAATTCGAGGAACGACTTCTTGGCTGCCGCATAAGCCGCTTCTTTTCCTTCCCAGTCAAGCAGTGCCTTTTTGTACCGTGGACGATCCTCGGCCTCTATGTGTTTAATCCCTTCGAACATGGGACGCGAACCTGGGGACTTTTTATCGGCTGGATCGCCGAGAGTCATCAACCATACAATTGGTGGAACCTTAAACCCTGGCATCAGTTCCAAGCGAATCTCTGCATCTACTACACCCGCAACAGCAGCGAGTCCTGCGGTCAATGGTACAAGTGGATCACAACCAATTGACTCGCTGATTTCGAGTGCTCGTTTTGCAAGGATTTCCGGGAATAGATCGAAGTTTAAATCGGGAGCAGGTGGGCGCAGACCATCGATAACATCAACGGGATTTTGAGCAGGTTCATCGGTGGCTTTGAAAAATTCTGAAACGTCTGGCATAGGTTTAACCCACCCGTGAGTCTTGGCAATGTGAAACAACGTCCCGAGTTTCACACTGTTAGATTTGTCGGATTTAAAACTCGACCACTGAGTAAGAATTGCTCGCTCGCCTGGGTATTTATCTGCCGATCCCTTGCTCCATTCGTTCCAGTAGTAAAGTGCCTGATCTAATTTGTTAGTGTGTACTCCGGCCCAGTGCAGCGCCATTCCTATATTTATCCACTCTTCGCGTGAAGTATTAGGATTCACAGATGCGACAGCTGACACGATCTCATCCCAATTCGTATCGAGTGATTCATCAACAGGAACAATGCGCTCTTTGTCATCTGAGATAATATCCTGCCAAATGGCTAAGACAGCATCAGGGATAACTGGCAGACGTGACCAATGGCCCTTACCGGCCCACCGGTAAGACTGCTTTGTATCAGGATGAATAGTTGGAGGGAGAACATCTTGAACCGTTAAACCGTTTGCCGTTGCACAGCGCAATTCGTAAATCGTCGTGCCTTTTTGCGTGATTCGCTTGGTCGGTAACGTCAGACCAAATGGCATTGTGTATAACAGTTTCCCATGACCCTGGCGCCCAGAATCGATAATTACCGCATCCGGTGCATCATAGAGTGCCTGCAAATCAACGCCGAGTTCATTTAACAAATGCGAAGCAACATCCCAGTTATCAATATCCAGTGCCATTGTGCCACTGTAAGCATGGGCAAGTCCGATGCCGAATCCTGGTGGAAGATCAGACTGGCAATTGAGTGCGTTCTTCTTCAAATTCCACTCGGAAGTCTGCGGTCCTTTTGTTCCGTGCGGGATAGGCACCAATGACCACCCGTGACGTATATAAGCGTCAACAGATGCTGGGTGCTGCTGAACAGGTTGATTCATAAACGCTCCTGGATATTTCTCTAAGTTATGCTTGCAAATGTAACATAGACCTATTACAGTTGAAAGCAAGAGTTGAGAGGAACTTTAAATGATCGAACAAACTGCATTAGTGAATTTCCGTATTGCAGAAAGCAAGAAACAGGAATTCTACAGTAAGGCACAGCGTTACGGTGGTCCTTCAAGTCTGCTCCGCGAATTTGTGGATGCGTTTATTGAGGACCGTTTGACGATGGAACTAAGTGAAGAACGTAATGAACTTTATGTAACCCGTAAGTAAACCTGGAGAAACACCATGTCACTTGAAAGTAAAATTGAACAGTTAAGTAATAGTATCGATGCACTGGTTGCTGCAATCAGCGCAGGTAATGTAATCGCACCTGTAATTGAGAAACCCGTAACCGAAGTAAAACCAGAACCTGTAAAAGAAGTAAAACCAGAACCTGCAGCTCCTGTTGCACCTGCAGCTCCTGTTGCAGAGACGCCTGCAGTAGAACCTGAAATGCCAGCAGCTCCAACATTCGAAGAAGTAGCACCTGCGGCTCCAGTATCGAATGATGCGCCGTTTACAGACGGTAACGGTCTGATTGCATACGTGATGGAATCGTACAAGGCGCTAGGCGCTGATAAGGGTGCGCAGATCCAAGGTGTATTGACTGGACTGGGGTACAGTAACATTAATGATGTGAAACCTGAGCACTACAATTCTCTATTCGCTGGAATTGAGGCGCTAAAATGAGTGCCCATGCAACACTCTCTCCCAGTAAAGCACCCCGTTATGCGCGGTGCCCTGGGTCAGTGAGAGAAGAGGCTAAGTATCCTGAAGATCGTAGCGGTCCCGCTGCGATTGATGGGACGCACACGCACACACTGGTTGAGCATTGTGTAAATACACTCAGCGATCCAACTAAGATGGTGGGTGTGAAGCTCAAAGATCACGACGGTGAATTCGTTGTTGATCAGCCTCGTGCAGAACGTGCGAAAATGGCAATCGACTACGTTATCAAACGTATCGGTGAAGAAGGTTTTACTGCAGAGGTAAAATCTGAGCAGCGGGTAAGTCAGGAGTTTCTAATTGGTCGCTCTGATATGTCAGGCACAGTGGATATTCAGATCCATGGTCCTGAACTGTTAGAAATTATCGACTATAAAGATGGGATGAACCCTGTCGAAGTGGAAGGTAATGAGCAGTTAGAACTTTACGCATTGGGTGCAGTCGCTGAATTCAAAACAGCGCACAATGTATTCAATCGATTCAAGCGTGTACGGATGACGATCATCCAGCCGAAGTTGATCATGCGCGGCATGAAACCGATTACTCATGTCGAGATGACGATTGAGGAAGTATTTGGTTTAGCACTTAAATACACGCAGATCGGTAAAGCAGTCGATGATCCTGATGCACCATTAGTACCCGGCGATAAGCAATGTAAGTACTGTAAAGCTAAAGGTAACTGTAACGCACTGAGTAATCAGGTAATGGGTAATTTGGGGGTAACGATGAGCGCACTAGATGTAGCACAACAGTCTGCCGATAAAGATCCTAACTCGATGAGTGATGAGCAGATTCGTGAAATCATTGAGGCAGCACCATTGATCCGTCAACTACTGGAGTCAGTCGAGAAAGAAGCTCTTGAACGTCTGAAGTCTGGTAAGCAAGTGGGTGGGTTGAAACTGGTGTATGGACGTGGAACACGAACCTGGTCGCTGAAAGAAGAGGAAATGGCGGAGCGTCTGCGCAAGATGGGGATTCCGAAGGAGCGTGTCTACACGCAAAAGCTAGTCAGTCCTGCACAAGCGCAGAAACTGGTTTGGGAAAACCGCAAAGGTGATAAAAAACAGCTCACCGAGCGTCAGATCAAAATGCTTGAGAATGAATATATCGTAAAGAGTCAGGGTAAACTGACTGTTGCGCAAGAATCCGATAGCCGTGAAGCGGTTGTTATGGATGCAGCTCCGATGTTCGGCGCTGTAGAAACGAAGGTAGAGGATGAATCTCTGCCAGCTTGGTTAATGTAATTAAAAGGTAAGTAAAAATGAGTGAAGTAATCTATTTGAGCAACGTCCGTCTGTCTTTCCCACATATCGCTGAACCGCAGAAGCGTATCAACGAGCAGACTGGTGCCGAACGTATCTCCTACAATGCTGAATTTATTATGCCCGAAGATGATGCTGGATTTAAATCGTTCATGGCTCAGTATGGTAAAATGGCATTGGACAAATGGGGCGAACATGCCAACTCTGTCATGCAGATGATTGCGAATGATCGTAAATCTCGTTGTTACGGTAAAGGCGAAGAGAAGGTCAACAAAAAGACATTCCAGCCTTATGACGGTTATGCGGGTAACGTATTTGTCACTGCAGGTCGTGACTCAGCGCCTCAGATGATCCAGGCTGATGGTAACGCTGTTGATCCTGCTAACACTATGGCCGTACAACAACTGGCTCGTAAGCTGTACGGCGGTTGTCGTGTTAACGTGGCTCTGAAGCCGTGGTTGCAGGAAAACAAACACGGTCGTGGTGTACGTTGTGACCTAATCGCTATTCAATTTGCCGGTGACGATACAGCATTTGGTGAAGGTGCCGTGGATGCAGCTCCGATGTTTGGTGCGGTACAAATGCCAGGTGGTCAATCAACACCGGCACCTGCTGCTGAACCTGTAGCGGCAACTGCAGTACCAGGACTGCCACCTTTCCTTTCGTAAAACGCTCTTGGGGACTTCGGTCCCCATTTTTCCCTGCAGGTAAATGTAATGAGTAATGATTGGGTCTATGACATAGAGACCTACCCTAATGTGTTCACGTTTTATGCGGAGCATGTTGATACGGGTCTCAGTGTATCTTATGAAATTTCACCATGGTCTAACGATAGTAAAGCACTAATCGGGTTCCTTAACCTGTTAGCAGATCGTAACTGTCGGATGGTGGGCTACAACAACATCGGATTTGACTATCCGGTAATCCATACCTTAGCGCGCATGGGTAACAGTGACGCTAAGACTTTATACGATAAAGCAATGGCGATTATCGGGTCACAGAACGATGCTGATCGCTGGACTCACCAGGTATTCCCCTCTGATCGATACGTTGAACAGGTGGACCTATTCAAGATTCACCACTTCGATAATAAAGCTAGGGCCACTAGCCTCAAGCTACTCGAATTCAACATGCGCTCTAAGATCATTGAAGATCTACCGTTCCCGGTGGGTACTGAACTTACTCGTGAACAAGTCGATGTGCTGAAGTCCTATAACCGTAGAGACGTTCAAGAGACGATTAAGTTTTACCGTGAAACACTTGGCATGATCAGTTTCCGTGAAGAGATGATGGTCAAGCATCCTGGGCGAGACTGGATCAATTTCAACGATACGAAAATTGGTAAAGAATACTTCGCACTGAAGCTCGAAGAAGCGGGTTTTGCATTGTATGACTTTGGTCCTAATGGGCGAACTCCAAAGCAAACCAAGCGTAATCAGATTGTACTGAAGGATGCGATTCTACCGTGGATCCAGTTTGATCAGTCTGAATTCAACCGGATTATGGATTGGCTTAAAGATCAGGTGATCACTGAGACTAAGGGCGTATTTAAGGATCTGACTGCAATCGTAAACAGATTCGAATTTGTCTTTGGCGTTGGTGGTATCCACGGTTCGATTGAATCAGAGGTATGCTATTCCGATGATGAATTCACGATTATCGATCTGGACGTATCCTCTTATTACCCGAACCTGGCGATTGCAAACAACTTCTTCCCTGAACATCTGGGCGAGGAGTTTTGTCATATTTACAAGCATTTGTACGAGCAGCGTAAAGGATATGCCAAAGGGACCGTAGAGAACGCCATGTTGAAGCTGGCATTGAACGGTGTCTATGGTGATTCGAACAACCAATTTAGTGTGTTCTATGATTCGCTCTACATGATGAAGATCACACTCAATGGTCAGTTACTGCTGTGTAAACTGGCTGAGATGTTATTCGAGATTGATCAGTTGCAGTTGATTCAGGTGAATACGGATGGTCTGACTGTTCGTGTGCCGCGTGATAAGGCTGATGTAGTCATGAGTATAGCGCAAGCATGGGAAAAGCTAACCGGGCTTCAGTTGGAACGTGCAGACTATCGGGCGATGTTTATCCGTGACGTAAATAACTACGTGGCACAGTACGAAGATGGATCAGTGAAGCGCAAGGGTGCCTATGAGTACAAGTTAGCCTGGCACCAGAATGCCTCCGCACTTGTGGTCCCCAAGGTTGCCGAGAAGGTACTGATCGAGGGGGTGTCTATCCGTGAAACGGTGATGAACTGGCCTGATGGGATGGACTTCATGCTTCGTACCAAGGTTCCTCGTAGTGGATATCTATCATTGGAACGTGACGGTAAGCAACACCAGTTACAGAATATTAGTCGTTATTATATTACTAAGAATGGTGGTAGACTATTTAAATGGCTTCCTCCTTTAAAAGGTAAAAACGAATGGAGGAAACTATCGATCAGTGCTGGTTGGAGCGTCTGTGTCTGCAATGACATGAAGGATGCGGATACTGATATTGATTATGAATACTACATCCGAGAGGTTGAAAAGTTATGTCTGAGTCTAGCGTAGTTACATATGAAGAAGTGAAGGATTTATTTGAATATGATCCTGAAACTGGAATTCTGACTAGAAATGCTAGGCCTGTTGGTACTAGACATAGTCTGGGTTATTTGAAACTAAAACTTAAAGGTAAAACTTATTTCGTTCACAGAATCATATTTCTGTATTGGTATGGTAGGTGGCCTGTTCGCATTGATCATATCAATCGAGATAAATCTGATAACAGAATATCTAACCTTCGGGAATGTTCACATAGTTCGAATAATGCGAATCGGCGATTAATGAGTAGTAATTCATCTGGGTTCAAAGGTGTACATTGGCAAAAAACGGCTAATAAATGGAGAGCACAGATCGGATATGAAGTCATAGGTCATTACGACAATAAAGAAGAAGCTGCTGATGCTTATGATAAAGCAGCAATTCAAAAATATGGCGAGTCAGCACTTACAAATAAAGAATTAGGGTTATCGTAATGTTAGAGAAACAGATTGAAGATAAGGTGTGCCGCTACGCCCGTGACAATGGGTGTCTAGCCTACAAGTTCACCAGTCCTGCTAGAGCCGCAGTACCCGATCGTCTCTTCGTATCGTCTGAGGGTCGAATCTGGTTTTGTGAGTTCAAGCGTACCGGGCAGAAACCTACACCTGCACAGAACCGCGAACATGAGAAACTGCGCCAGCATGAAGCTGTGGTGTTTGTGATCGATAATGTTGAAGATGGGAAGATCATGGTGGATCTGATGGTGACTGGAAAATGCTAACACCTGACCTACTCCACGATTACCAGAAGAAAGCTGTCAATTTCCAATGCACCCGTACTGAATCGATGCTCTGGCTCGATATGGGCTTAGGTAAGACAGTGATTACCCTCACCAGCCTATCCCATTTGATCCAGACTAAGTTTTTACGCGGAGTCCTCATAGTCGCACCCATTCGAGTTATCCGTCTTGTGTGGCGACAGGAGGCGGTTAAGTGGCAGCACACCGAGAACCTGAAATTCTCTGTCATAGCAGGCACCAAGGATCAGCGCACCCGTGCATTACTGAAGGATGCCGATGTTTACCTGATCAACTATGAAAATATGAAATGGTTAGCTGAAACGCTACAGACATACTTCATCAAAAAAGACCGACCTATCCCATTTGACGGATTAATCTGGGATGAAATTTCTAAGTGTAAAAACAGCACTACAAATCGAGTGAAAGCTGTCGGTAAGATCATTCAGCATTTTAAATGGATCACTGGATTGACTGGTACACCGGCCTCTAATGGCTACCGGGATCTACATGGTCAATTCTTGGTAGTCGATAAAGGGAAGCGACTGGGGACCAGTAAGACTGCATTTGAGACTCGCTTTTATCATCAAGCTGGACCTTATAAGAAAGTCCCTTATAACGATACTGAGAGTACGATTAAGCAGTTGATTGGTGACATTACTTTGGAAATGAGTGCGGAGGATTACAACCCTTTGCCTGATTTAGTGGTCAATGATATTGAAATCACCATGCCGCCAGGGTTACGTGCAAAGTACGAGTCGATGGAGCGTGATTTATTTTTGCAGTTAGACAGCGGCCAATCGAAAGAAGTGTTTAACCAGGCTTCGTTAATGAATACCTGCCTACAATTCTCCAACGGTGCTATTTATCCGATCAGTGGGATGCCAATGTGGGAACCGTTACATGACCACAAACTCGACGCATTAGAAGAGATTCTGGATGAATGTAACGGTAGTCCGGTGTTATGTGCTTATGCTTATCGATCCGATGCGCAACGAATCATGGAACGTTTTAAGAAACTGCGCCCGATTAATCTGACTGAATGTAAGTCTGAAATCAGTTTGAACAATGCGATGAAGCGGTGGAAGGATGGTGATTGTCAGTTAATGATCGGCCACCCTGCATCAATGGGTCATGGTATCGATGGACTACAAAAGAATGGTCACACGTTAGTCTGGTACGGTCTTAACTGGTCACTTGATCTGTACGAGCAGTTCAATGCGCGTCTACGCCGCCAGGGTCAAGGGATCCCCGTTATCTGCCATCGGATACTGATGCAGAATACACTGGATCAGGCTCAAGCAATGGCACTAGATAGCAAATCTGATACTCAACAGGCGCTCCGTAAAGCAATTAAAGACTACCGCCTGCAAAAATCCACTTGATCATGTAAAGCATCTGTACTACATTCATATTACGTTATCCGAGGAGAACTGAAATGAGAATGATTAGATATCCCGAATTAAGAGGACGCAAAGCGTTTAAAGATGGTCATGGTACTTATGCGAATCCATACGACCCGACTACTTTTAAATACGGACTTTGGTTGGAAGGTTGGTATCAAGCAAAAATGGAGTGTGCCAAATGACTGATAACACCTGGTACGCCGGGACAATTATCTTGGGCCTATTCCTATTCGCCGCTGCGCTAAACGATTACCTGGGGTAGAGCCATGTTTAGTCTTACACAGAAAGAGTTTGAGATGATGATGCGCTGCAATGACGCCATAAATTGCATGGTTGAATTTGGCGTGTGGGAGCGGATAGACGGCAAGCTAGTGTTCGTTATCCCAGAAGATGCAGCAGACCGCATACTTCAGCTTATAGATGAGGATCAGGAGATAGATGATGATGACTAAACAAGAGTACAAAGCCCTCAACAAGCTCATAGCGGACTGCGATAACTTCTTGGAGGGGCGCGCGCACTCAGACTGGGTGGAGCAGATTGCTAAAGATGCCGCCAAGCGCGCCGTGCTAGAGCGCCAAGAGTCTTTATATGACCGCTTGAAATTTGCCGGACTTAACTTAGTGGATGAGGAAGTATAACAATGAGTCTTAGCCCACCGAAAATTAACGCCAGAACACAGCAGCGTCAATTTGAAATCGAACAGATTTTCATTAAGCGCAGAGAAGAGATCATTGCCGATATCGAGGACTTAGAAAATAACGCTACCGATCTCGCCCGTAAATACGGCGTTGGTGAGCGGTCATTCCGGCGGTGGATGGAGCGTCTAGGCTACTGCCCGAACGAGCGGCATAAGAAGCGCAACGCCATGCGCAAAGGAACCAAGATGCCGCAGATAAACGTGAAGAAATCCCCGTATGATGACAAACCAAAAGCGGAGGCTG